AGCGATCGCGGACGACATACCATCGAAGGCAGTCGTGATGATATTCTCCATCTGAGTGGCGTAGTCGCCAGTCTTCTGAAGGATCTTGAGGAACCCTCGCTCCATCCCCGAGGCCATGTCAGTCTGCGAGTTGAGGAACTCAATTCGCGCCTTGATGACTTCGTTGGTGAACTCAGCCTGATTGATTCGACCAGCCTTCAGGAGCTCGTTGAGAGCCTGTAGGGTGAGCTGATATTCGTAAGCGGGACCACGAACGCTTTCGTAGATCTCAGCAGCCTTCTTCAGGATTTCGTTCTCGTTGAGGATTTCCATGATCAAGGCGCGTTCGGTCTCAGTCAGCTTGCGCTTGAGTTCCTCTTCCACCTTGATGATTGCCTGGAGCTTCTCACGCTCGGCAGCGTTCACACGAAGCAGTTCATTCTGCAACGTGAGCTCCTGGACGATCTGCTCGAAGGTCTTACCCTTGGAACCGTCACCGGCTCCTGCTCCAGCACCGGCTCCAGGAGTTCCAGGAGCGTCGAGATCAGCAGTCGTGCGAGCCAGACGTTCGGCGGCAACCTGACGAGCTCGCTCAAGGATCGCACTCCAGGCATTGCCGATGTAGTCAGTGTTCAGCGCCGTGCTGAATTCCTCACTGAAGATCTGACCAACTTCGGCAGCAGCACCGGAGAGTTCCTGGCGATACTGGCTGAGATCAACATTGCCGATCAGGCCAGCGAAGGGGTTCTCCTTGCCGACAGCTACAGCCGCCTGACCGATGAAGTCGAGCAGACCCTGGATCGCGGCGAGGATGCCGTTGATGCCAGCCTCAATGACCGTGATCAATCCGTTGATGGCGAGCTTGCCGATGTCAGCCAGAGCAGCCGGGAACAGGTTCCAAGCCTTGATCACGCTATTGACAAGACCGACCCACAGACCGATCTGGATATTGACGTAGGTCTTGAGAGCGTTGGCTATCCAGCCGAGCCCTTCGACGATCTTGTCCCAGAGCCACTGGAACTTCTCAGCAACCCAATCAATCGCGGGCTGGAAGGTTTCCACCAGGAACTTTCCGACCGGAGCGATGGCTTCCATGATCAGCTGGAAGGTGGCGATGCCAACATCACGAAGAGTGACAAGACCATTGTCAGCCACACCGATCTTATCGGAGAAGAACACCAAAGCAGCGACAGCAGCCAGGATGAGAGCAATGATCGCTCCTACCGGGTTCGCAAGCATGATTGCCCACAGACCGGTGAAGGCAGCAGCGACACCGCGAACGATAGCGGCGAGACCTGGGAACATCGTAGCGAGGCGAGTCAGCACTCCTCCGGCAGCAGCGTTCGCCACAGTAGCACGGCCCTGAGCAGCGGTCAGAGCGGTTGTAGCAGCCGTCTGAGCAGCCGTCGCAGCAGTGAGCTGACCCTTGGTCGCCAGCAGCGCCGTCTCCGTCCGCTGGAGAGCAATGTTCGTCCTGATGTTTTGTGCGACCGCCGCATTGTATGCGATGAATCGTCCAGTGAGAGCATCACGCGCCACGCGACGCTGATTGTCGATTGCGATGGAAGCCTGTTGCTGAATGAGCAGGGTTCGCTGAATCTGGAGCTGAGCGACGTCAGCTTGGATCGCAGCGAGAGTAGAAGCCGTTTCCACACTCTGGGCCTGAGCAGCCTGAAGTGAAGAAGCAGCCTTTGCCTGTTCGATCCCGACAGCAGTCAACATCGTAGCGTTGCCGGAAGCGACAGCCGCTGCGACCTGACGCTGCATCGAGAGCCATGAAGCAAGAGCAGCCACGATGCTGCCAATCTTCCAGCCTGCGAATGCAGCCGTCGCAGCGATAACGGCACCGACGAGAACGTTCAGGGAGTTGGCGAGCGCAATGATCGCACGAGCAACAGTCGAGCTTGCCCCGGTCGCATCGTCAAACGCATCAAGGACACGAAGAGCTTCAGTTCGCAGAACACCGAAAGCCTGACCGACGGTCGGCACAGTCTTGGCGAACTTTTCAGCGATTTCCTCACGAGCGTTGCGGAACGCATCGATCAGGATATTGGTCGTGATCTTACCATCGGCACCGAGCTTACGGAGTTCACCACGAGTGACACCGAGTTCCTTGGCGATGATGTCAGCAACGAACGGGAGTTGTTCCAGAACCGAACGGAGTTCGTCACCGTTCAGTCGGCCAGAAGCCAAGCCCTGTGACAGCTGGATAAGAGCGGCGCTGGCTTCACGAGTGCTGGCACCAGAAAGGATGGTCGCCTGATTCAGCGTTTCAGTGAAGTTCAGCGTATCCCTTTGGGACAGGCCAAGTTCACGAACCGCGAGCGCGACACGAGTGTAGATTTCAGCGGTAGACTCGAAGTTGGAACGAGTCCGGTTGCTGATGTTGAACAGTTCTTCCTGAACAGCATTCAGTTCGTTGGTGGACTTGGTCACCAGGACGAGCCGGTTTTCGAAGTTGGTCAGGGTGTCCAACATACGAGTAAGGCCAGCCAGCAGACCAGCACCACCGAGGACGAACAGAGCATTCTGCAGGAGACGGAGGCCGCGAACCGAACGTTCAGCGACAGCACCAATCTCCTCGAGGTTGCGCTTGACAACCCGAGCTCCGTTCTCTCTTACGATGATGTCAATGGTCTCTGTAGCCATTATTCAGCACTCACCGTTCTGTCGAGCAGCCGAGTCCCTGCTATCTCCGCTTGGGCTTCCATCAAGGCCACCTGAACCCAATCGTTCGGCTGCTGAGAGGAATAGCCGTCGCGGAGACGACCGAGATACGGGATTGCGTTTGTGATGAAGAGCGCGGTTCCAGCCTGACCGGAACCGCGCTTCGCCCCCACGCGAAGTTGATTGATGACGGCAAAACCGGACTGGATTGCAGCCCGAGCGTTCTGCCGTTCACCGATGCCGAGCTTCTTCCCAGGAGAATAGGCAGGGATGACTGACCTCGTCGGATTGCCCAAGGAGACACGCCAGTTGGAACGGGCATCGCCTTCGTCAACAGGAGTCCCCTCGACCAATGCGGTCAAAGTCCGCTTCGCAACGCGCTTGGTCAGCGCGACGGAATTGTTCTCGATACGGGAACCGAGCTTCCGAATGTTGCGAGAGAACTGGAGGAGGGTAGCCACTATTTCTTTCTCCTTTGATGCTCCAGATAGGCTGAGTCCATCTCCCTTATGTGGTGATGCATCTCCTCCGCTTGATCCTCGTTGAGACCGTATGCCGTGCAGTAATCATGAATCACCTTCCACGGAATAGGCCCTAACGACATCCCTAGTTGCCGACTGTCGGAGAGCTCGAAAAAGGCCAGATAGTAGAGTTCCAACCCCGAGATGAGCTCTGGAGCATTTGCAATGCGATCGGGAAATGGTAGACCTTCCCGAAGGCATTGCGTCATGATCTTTTGCTCGACAGCCCCCTGCTCCAGGAAATAGAGCAGGACTTCTACGAGTTTTTTGCGTCTGCCTCCATTTCCTCCTTGCGGAAGAGGCCGATGCCTTCAGCCGCTTGCTGGAGATCCATGAAGATCGCCGGCAGGAGCTTGAACGTGAGCATGATGTTCTCGGCCGTCGGCTCCAGGATGCCACCGCCCTTCTTGTGGATCCCGTTCTTCCACTTGGTGTTGCCGTCCTTGTCGACGCCGTCGGCGACCTGCCAGTTGAAGATGACGGTCTTGGCGTAGATATCGTAGAGCAGCGCACGGGAGCGCTCTTCCGGCATTGTGCCAGCAGCGATCGCCCGACGGAAGGGCTTCGTCTTCGCTTCGGCGTAGGCCAGATACTTCTTGTTCGCGCCACCGGCACGGCCGATCTGAACGCGGAAGTCACCGTAGTCGATCCAGATGCCCTCGGATTCAAGGACTGGATCGGTTTCGAATTGGTCGAACATGCTCATATTGGTTCTCCTTTTCTCGAATACTGCCGAGGGTTACTCGGCAGCGTTCGGAAGATAACCGAAGAAGGTGAGGAGCATGGTGTGATCCATGCCGGTCGCGACGTCTTCGGCGGTCGCCGCGTCCATGCTGAGCGGGAGCGTGATCGGCTGATCCTGCTCGACGTTCAGTCGCCCATCGCCCAAGGAGACGAGGGGAATGTCGATGACGATGCCTTGGTTGTCCTTGACGATCG